ACAGTTCCTGGTTTTCCATGGTATGTCATTGGACAGACAAAGAAGCAGGTAATGGAATCCGCTCTTTTCCAGAACTGGTTTGTGAATTGGTGGAACGCTGGATGCCCACGAAGTTGCATCTGGTCTACCGCCTTGAAAGAAGAAATTCGTCCTGTTCCCAAGTTACTTGAAAATAAGATTCGTACTTTTATTATTGCCCCTGTGCATCATGTTCTCGCTTGTGAGATGCTTTTCGGAATTTTTCTTGATCAGATGATGTTGTCTTGGCCTGCGCTAGGACACGCAATTGGTTTTGATAAGTTCCATCTTGGTTGGAATCGTTTAATTTCAAGATTTGAAAAACACGAATACGGGAGTGCCGAAGATGTAAAACAATGGGATTCATCATTCAAACTTTGGCTTCTTGTGTTTTGTAGTGAATTTATTATTACTCTTGCAAATTTTCGACGAGATCAAGATAAAATCCGTGCCAGAAATCTCCTTTCTGAGTTGTTTGAGTCTATTATTATGACACCAGATGGAGAGGTTTTCATGAAATTTACTGGAAATAACACCGGTTGGTGGGGAACAGCAGTTTTTAACTGCCTTGGAAACATCCTCATCTCTTTTGTTCTTGGTGTTCGGATTTATTGTAAGCTCAACAAGGAGAGGCCAGAAGATATTCAGATTGACAAATTTATTCGCTGGTTTCTTGACGAAATAACATTTTGTGTCATGGGCGATGACAAAATGTCTACATACTCTTTACTTATTCGACAAACATTTACTCTTACCGACATGTTGAAGGTTTACCCTGATTGCGGGTTTGAAGTTGAGAGTTTATCGACCGATTACTGTCATTTTAGAATTATGCCTTTCCTGGGATGTACAACTACTGTTTACAAAAATTAACATTAATTAATTTGTAATTTCGTCTTAGTTCACCTAGTTGGTTTCATTCTTTCGCTTTAGAATGGAACATGATAAATCGCCCGTCAAGAAGGAGAAAGAAGAGGTCGATGATACTCCGCCAGAAAAATTTTTAACTGCGGCGGATGTTGTTGATT